TTGATAGATTACCTGCGGTACAGAAGAAGGCGAAGTGGGCATTAGATTGGATTGAAAACGCCTCATTCCAAGAAAGATTGATTGCGTTTGCTGCTGTTGAAGGTATATTCTTTTCAGGTTCGTTCTGTTCTATATTCTGGTTAAAATCGAGAGGAATCATGCAAGGTCTATGTAACGCCAATTCTTTAATATTTAAAGATGAGAACTTACATTGTGATTTCGCAATCCACTTGTTAAACAACCACTGTGAAGATAAACCATCAGAAAAGAGAATCAAAGAGATATTGTTATCTGCTCTTGAAATAGAAAAAGAGTTTATCACTGAATCTTTACCTGTGTCTTTGATAGGAATGAATTCAAACTTAATGAAACAATATTTAGAGTTCGTAGTTGATGGGTTGTTAGTGAAATTCGGATGTAGTAAGGAGTTCAATGTTGAACAACCATTCAAATTTATGGAGCAAATTGCAGTTGAAACTAAAGGTAATTTCTTTGAATCAAGAACGATGGAATACCAAAAGGCTAAACTAAACGAAACAATCACATTTACCGACGACTTCTAATAAAATTAAACTATATGTCATTAAAAATAATTAAAAGAAATGGGGACAGTGTATCATTTAATCCCCAAAAAATTTACAACCGAGTTAAACGTTCTTCCAAAGGGTTGAACGTTAACTCTGATGAAATCTTCATCAAAGTCATCACTTCAGTTCCTACTGAAGGTGAGATTACTACAAAAGAATTGGACAAACTTGTTTATGAGATTGCTGCGGCATATACCGGTAGTCATCATGATTATTCACGTTTAGCTTCTTCAGTTGCTATTTCATCATACCATAAAGAAACTAATGAAAGTTTTTCACAGACCATGATGGTACTTTATGGTGACGGTATCATTAATGATAAGTTAATCGAAACGATTAAACTTTATGGTGAAGATACGATCGATGCGGTTATTAATCACGATAATGATTATAATTTTGATTACTTTGCTTGGAGATCATTACAAGAAATGTACTTGTTAAAACAACCTAATGGTAAAGTAATTGAACGACCACAACACATGTATATGAGAGTTGCATTGTGGGTTACAGAAGATTTTGTAAGTGCGGTTGAGTACTACAAATCATTATCGAACCAACTAATTTCAAAGGCGACACCAATCATGATCAATGCGGGTACTAAAGTTCCACAATTAGCGTCATGTGTTTTACATTACAATAATTCAGATTCAAGAAAAGGGTTATTAGATACGTTAAACGACATTTCGACATTCTCTTCAGACGCTGCGGGTATTGGATTATCTATGTCTAACATTAGAAGTAAAGAAAGTAGAATCTCAAGTTCAGGTGGATTTGCTGGTGGGTTATTAAAATACCTTAAAATTGTTAATGAGTCTTTAAGATTCTTTAACCAACAAGGAAGACGACCTGGTTCTGCTGCGATATATCTTGAACCTTGGCACAAAGACATCTTTGATCTATTAGATATTAAAAAGAATACAGGTGCTGAAGAATTAAGAGCTCGTGATTTATTTACGGCTCTTTGGTTACCGGATAACTTCATGAGAGCGGTTAAAAATAATGGTGATTGGTATTTGTTCTGTCCTAATGATATTAAAACTGCGGGTATCAAAGCATTACAAGAATGTTATGGTGATGAATACGAAGAAAACTTTAACAAGGCGGTTGCCATGGGATTAGGTAAAAAAGTTAAAGCACAAGACATTTGGACTAAAGTTATTGAGTCACAAGTTGAAACTGGAGTTCCTTATCTATGTTCTAAAGACAGTGCTAACAGAAAAACTAACCACCAAAACATCGGAGTTATTAAACAATCTAACCTTTGTAATGAGATTTATCAGTACACAGATGAAGAAACTACAGCAATCTGTACATTATCTTCTATTGTATTGAAGAACTTTATTCAAGGAGGTAAATTTGACCACGAATTATTATTCACTGAAGTTCGTAAAGTGGTTAGAGCTTTGAACAAAGTAATCGACATCAACAACTACTCAACACAAAAAGGGTTGAAAGGAGGTATGGAACAAAGAGCGATTGCTATTGGTACACAAGGTTTAGCTGATGTGTTTTATTTAATGGATTATATCTTCACATCAGAAGATGCTAAAAAATTAAATAAAGATATCTTTGAAACCATCTATTACGCATCGATCTACGAAAGTAATCAGTTATGTATGAATGGCAAATACGAACCTTACTCACACTTCAAAGGTTCACCAATGGACAAAGGGGTATTCCAATTCGATATGTGGGGGTTAGATAACACACAACTTTCAGGTATGTGGGATTGGGATAAGTTGAAGAAAAGTGTAACCGATTATGGAGTATGTAATTCATTATTCACTGCTCAAATGCCTGTTGCATCTTCAGCTAAGATTACCGGTTCATTTGAAATGACGGAACCTGCACACTCGGCATTATTTAACAGACGAGTTGTTGGTGGAGAAATTATGATCGTAAACAAATACCTAATCAACGACTTTGAAAAGATTGGTATTTGGTCCGAAGATTTGAAAAATGAAATTATTATGAACGAAGGATCAATTCAAAATATTAATTTCAACAATTATTTGGATACTGAAGATAAAAACTACAATAAGAAAGTTAAAAGAGTTGAACACTTAATCCCAAAGTATAAAACTATATGGGAGATTTCACAAAGAGAGTTAATCGACATGGCGGCAGACAGAGCACCATTCATTGACCAATCACAATCGATGAATATTTATATGTCTAATCCGACATTATCTAAAATTACATCATCACACTTCCACTCTTGGGAAAAAGGTTTAAAGACTCTTTGCTATTATGTAAGAACCAAAGCTATCTCAACGGGAGCAAAACATTTGGCACTTGACATGAGTAAAAGAGAAAAACCTAAAAAGGTTGAGGTACCACAAGTTGATTACTCGACAATGAACTTACCACCAAAACCTGACAACAGTGACTTTGATTGTTTTGGATGTTCATCTTAATCACGACACTAATCCCGACACTATGTCGGGATTTTTTATTTTATAACTATTTATTGAAAATATCACGACACTATATTTATACTATATGTCTAATGGAATAACGTACGGAATAAATTTCCCTTTTTTACAGAGTGTTGAAGGTGATTATGTTAAATTAACTCAAACTGCCGATGAGGAAATTAGAGCTAGTTTATTACACCTTATATTAACCAGAAGGGGTAGTAGATATTATTTACCCGATTTTGGTACAAGAATATATGAATTTATATTTGAACCATTGGATGGCGAAACTTTTGAAATTATTAGAGTAGAGATTGAAGAACAGGTTGCTAAATACATACCAAACTTAACTATTAATAGTATCACAATAGAACCATACACTGAAAGTGGTGATGTTGTTGGACAACTTGACTACGAACTTTTAGGTCAAGCAAGTATATATAGAATACCGGGAGCTAACACTGCTGAGTATACTGCAAAATTAAAAATAGACTACACAGACGAAAACAAGGCATTTGGTAGTAGAGAATTTATAATAATTAACATTTAATTATGGCTAATAAGAAAATAAATTATACTGAAAGGGACTTTGAAGGTATAAGACAGGAGTTAATTAATTATACTAAACAGTATTATCCTGAGTTAGTACAAAACTTTAATGATGCTTCGATATTTTCAGTATTAATGGACTTGAATGCTGCCGTAGCTGATAACTTAAATTATCAAATAGATAGAAGTGTACAAGAAACCGTACTTCAATATGCTCAACAAAGGTCTTCTATTTATAACATAGCAAGAACTTATGGATTAAAAATACCTGGTTATAGACCATCTGTTGCTGTCGTTGATATTTCCATTGTGGTACCACCGCTTGGAGACAGTGAAGATTACCGTTATTTAGGTATTTTAAGAGCAGGGTCACAATTTAATGGAGGTGGAACAGTATTTGAAACAGTTTATGATATCGATTTTAGTACACAATATAACCAGGAGGGTTATGTTAATAGAACAAAAATACCAACCTTTGATGCAAATAATAAGATCATTAATTATGTGATCACAAAAAGAGAGGTTGTGGTTAATGGGACTACGAAGGTTTTCAAAAGAGTTATTAACTCATCTGATGTTGTATCATTCTTTAATTTCTTTTTACCTGAAAGAAATGTTTTAGGTGTTACATCAATAATACAAAAAGAAGGTACAA